AATGATGTTTCAGGTACTGCAACCGCAGTTGTATATAAATCAATCGCAGTTCCATTAGTTATGTATTCAGGATTTGCTGAATTATCTGCTATTAAAGTAAAAGTACTACCATTATATTTGTAAAGTTCTACATAAAAACTAGGTGAGCCTCCACTTGAAGATGCACTAAAGTACATTTCAAAGTTCCAATTTCCTGCTGGGATAACTAATTGTGCAGGGTCGTTAGCATCTGTTATAAATTGACTTATATATCCATTAGCATTTATAGTAAAATCTACTCCTGTGCCTATTACGGCAGTTTTACTCATTTCATAATAAGTGTTTCCTACAAATGTGCCTTGATTTGTTCCTCCGTTAAGATAATACGAAACTGAAGAACCACCACCACCTGTACTTGGATTGTAAGCTGCTAAAGTACCATCTCCTCTAATATACTGAGAAGCATTACCTGCTCCTGTTACTGAAATCGTTCCATTGCTCGTTAAAGGGCTATTAGAGACACTAAAAGCACTTGGCATAGATAAACCTATGCTAGATATTAAAGTCGGAAATGTGGTCAAATCTCCTGCACCATTTATGTACTGAAGATTTGTTCCGTTAAAGCCTATGTTTATTGTTCCACTTGTTGTAATTGGAGAACCTGTAATATTTAATGAATCTCCTGTTTCAGTAACTGCTACACTTGTAACTGTTCCTGTTGCACCACTTGCTCTTTGCCATATACTACCACTATAAATAACTTGGTCTCCTACAAAGAAAGATATAGGACCAGCACCAAAGTTTGTTGTTCCTGCTACATTACATAAATAAACATCTCCCGCATTACCTGTTCCGTTTACCAGAGTAGGAGTATTTGTATTTGCATTCCAAGTTCCTAGATACTCCATTACAGAGTTAGGTAATTGAGATACTAATATCTTTCCACTAGAATCTAACTTAGGAACTCCATTAGCCACATTAAAAGCTAATGAACTTAATACACCACTTGTTCCAATGATTACATCTTGTAAATCTCTTACTTTAGCACCACCTGTTATTTGTAATTGTTGACTCATATTAATTATTGAAATATTCCTCTTATAAATTCATCACTTTCTAATGCTCTACCAAACTTAACCTCTCCTGTCGCACTTACAAAGACTATCTGGTCTCCTGTTGGCGTTCCACTTGAGTAAATCTCTCTTACCTCTACACCACCTCTTGTAAAGCCTAAACAACTCTTACCTATCATATCAGTCCAAGTGATAGAGTTCTCTCCACCTGCTGCCGTGTATTGTTTCATATAAACTGCTCCACCTGCTACTATTACTACACCTGAAGGATTTATTGTTGTTCCTGTTGTACCATAAGCACCTGAACCTTGTAAGCTAACCGAATAAGTAGCTATGTCTTTATAAGGTGCATTTATTTGCAAACTTGTTAGATTGCAATTACCACTTATAATAACTAAACCATCTACTCCGTTATCAATAACAAACTTAATAAGAATTTGCGTTCTATTTTGTTGCTGCTGAAGTAAGAAAAGATAGCCATAACCATCTAAGGTTATTAAACCATCGCAATTTACACTCCAAGATGCTATGTCGTTCTTGTATTCACGATACCAAGCACTTGTTTGAGAAGTTACTTCCTTTTGGTCAACATTAACTGAAAATGAACAATTTGTTGAACAAGCAAATGCTATATCTCTACCACTCGGATATGTCTCCGAAGCTGGTTCGTGATAATAAAGCATTATATTTTTACCCTGTACTTTGTCTGCCATATTGCAAAGTTAAACTATATTAATATTAAATTGAAAGTTCCAGAATGGACCAAGTTGACCTGCATCTGTTATATAAGTAGGAATAATTAGGAATGGAGGTTCATATATTTGAGCATTACTTACCTCAATTAACTGAACTGAGTTTAATTCATTTACATTGGCATTTTGGCTTACTCTATTTAAAATGAATTTCTTACCACTATAAGATAAATTACCTGTAACTATGTCCGTTGTTGTAAATACTTTATCTAAGTAAACAAAACCTACATCGCTAGTATGTTCGCCTAAATCACATTCTACAGTTGCCACATTCTTATTTAAGTTTCTAATGTTTTGATAGGTGATATAAGTAATTAAATCAGTTGCAAAGTTAGGAGTTCCCATTGTAGATGATGAATACCAATCTTTTAAAAATGTACCATCTGAAGCACATAATACCCCTTTATTAGATGAATAATTATATGCAGTAGGATAGTTATTCCCATAAGGTTGTTCAAATACTTGTAAAGTAGATTGAATTGTATTATCAGCTACAAAATTTGCCTCAATAAATTTTACTTGACTATCCCCTCTTTGAATAATAAAGTTTTTAAGTGTTGTTGATTGCCCAGATGTATCACATAATATCTTAAACTTTAAATACCCAAAAATTGGAACATTTGATACAATATAAGCTGGAATATCTTTAGAATATGTTGAGAATACATTATTAGTTGCATCTATTGTTAAATTTTGTACAGAAGATTGCCATACTCCATTTGTGTCTAAATATCTAAGTCCTAATGATGTATTGACTGTTATTTGCAATTTAGCACCTATTATTGTTTTATGTTCAAAACTTAACTTAAAAGGTACTTCTCCAATATAAGGAAGGAAATAATTTGGAGCAGCTAAATTACCATTTTCAAAACTAGCAGTTCCACTTGTTCCTCTTGATAAAGAAACTGTATCAAATTGAGTAGTTGTATCTGGTACTATTGTTGTAGTTGAAGTTCCTGTTGCACCTAAAATAAACCCAGTTGCAGTATTAGTAGATGGATAACCATTTAACTTTAAATTTGCATTATCACAATAATTTAAAGCTGATTCATAAGCACCTCTTCCTTGAATATTATAAAACCCTTTCTTTAATAATTTTACTTGAGTATTATTAATAAAATGAACATTACCATTTGCATAAGGAACTATGTTAACTGTATTACTTAAAACACCACTACTTGTTATTGTAGGAGTAGATAAAATATTATATTCAGTATAATAATTTGTAGCTGATGCCATTTCATTCATAGAACATACCCACCAATCTCCATTTGCTTGAAACATTCTACAATTAAATGATTTCATTATTTTACCAATAATATCATAATAAGACTCGCCCATAAAATCCCTTCTATATTGATATATTTGGCTAAATGGCTCGTTACTTACGCCATCTTGCCTATCATTCATTCCACCTGCAAAGTATGAACAAGCCACAACTAAATTTAACACATCTGGGTAACCTAATAATCTTAATCCAGCACTAATTACATTTAATTGAGTGTCTAATTGATTAATACTATCATCTCTTACATATTGAATATTTTGAATAAATGAAAGACCATCAATACAAGTAAAGTCTGCTTGAGTTATGCCTGTTGAAAAACCCATTTGGGTATAATCATTAAACATAAAACCTCTCCACATTACATTTGCACCTTCACTTAGTACTACATAATATTTCCTATCATCTTGACTAAGTACATTAGGGAATTGGTCGTAATCATCTTGCGTTTCTAATAATATAGAAAAATTAACCTGTGTTGATATTATTGTAGGATAGGGATATTCCTCGTTTGAGTTAGGCTGAACTATTATTGATACTGGCTTATAGGTTTTAACTACTCCAGCAACATAATCTCTCTCATAAATCTCAAGTACTTGGTTTGTACCATTCCTTAAAATTTGAGTTATTGTATATCTTAATCCGTAAGCCATTATGCTAAACTAATATTTTGTCCTTTAAGATTAGATGCCTTTTGACTTCTATTTACTGCAAGTAATAAATCTTGACCTCTTAGTATAAATTGACCACCATTACTTGAACCACCACTACTCATAGCACCTGCGTTAAAAGAAGTATTTAAGAAACTAGACAACTTACTTAAAGGCATAATTGCCTCTGGTCCAGCTTCTCCTATCATTCCAATACTTGCTCTTGTTGTAATACCTCCTTCTGCATTTTGTGATACACCTGCCATTATCATATCAGCTATACTTGCTAATCCAGTTGATGCTCCTGCTCCTGCACTTGTACCTCCTGATATTGCTGCCATTATAGCTTGGAATATAGCTGCTTGAATAACTGCTGCTGCAATTTGTTTAACTAAGTTTTTAAACATATCCTCAAGTGCTTGACCTATATTTTGACCTCTTTCCATAGCATCAAATAATCCCATAAATGCATTAGTTACACTATTTGAAATTGTACCTGCAAAATTTTCGTATGCTTGTTGTTGCTTTTTTAATAACTTACTAACTTCCTTTTCTTTATCAATTTCTCCTCTAATAAAAATAGTATTAGCTTCTTTGTCAAGCATTGCCATTGCTCTTGCAGTTCTTGCTGGGTCTAATGATTTTAATCCTCCACCAGTATATTTATCAGTAGTTCTATAAGAAGTACTTGTAGGTATATTTGATGCATCTAAATCGCCCATTGCTACCTTTGGTTTCCCACTATAATACTTATCATATATAGCATTTTCTTGTGCTAATAACTTAGCTATTGCTGCATCTGCTGCTGGACCTGATATTCCTGCTATTGTATTAATAGCTTTTTGTATTGCATTTAATTGATTTAAAGCAAAAGAATTTTCTCCTGAAGCTGCAAATAATTTATTTCTTTTTAATTTATTCTCCCCTTCTAAAATTTCTTTGTTAAATTCTTTTAATGCCTTATCAAGTTCACTAATCTTATTTTCTTTATTATCAACCTTTTCATATTTTGATAATTCTGTATTTAATTCTTTTACACCAGCTTTAAATAAAGTAATCTCTGCATTTACTTTCTCAAAATCTTTAGCATATTTTAGATTTATTGATTCTTTTTGTTGTTCTACTGAAAATTCAGATGTAACTCCTTGAACACTAGATACTAATCTAGGTCCTGTTATTTTATCTAATTCAGCTTTTCTTTTTGCTGTTAATCTTTCTTTTTCTGCTAATGCTTCTTCTAATTTTGTATTATTATTTTTTTCTTTCTCTATTACTGAATATTGTATAGATGCATTAGCTAATGCAGCATCCATTGCCTTTTTATCAGATGCAATAGTTAAATTATTAATAGCTTCACTATCTGAATATAATTTCTTTAATTCTGTTAATGCAGTTTGTCTTTCTTGCATATCAGCTTTAGAACCAATTATCCCAATTAAAACTTCTGCTTTTAATTTTTTAGCTTCAGTTTTACCAGCTATCTTAAATAATTCATCATTAAGAGTATTAATCTTTTTAATAAAATCATCTAATTCTCCTGTTGCACCTTTAAAGAAATTACCTATTTCTTTACTATATGTAGAAAGTAAAGCAGATAATAGACCAATGGCTACTCCAATACCTGCTGGACCAACTAATCCTTGTGCCATTGCAGCTAATGCTTTCTTAGTGCCTCCTTCAGTAGCAGCTAATCTTTGGAATGACTCAACCATAGGGTTTAAGTTATTCGCAATACCCATCATACCAAATGGAGCATCTTGAGCAATTCTTGAGAAGTTTATAAGAGATTGAGTAGCATCCCCTGCTGGTTTACCTACTTTCTGTAAAGCAGCTCTGTATGCATCAATTTGTGGATTTAAAGCAGCAATTTCTCTATTGAGCATATTAATCTCAATAGTATTGGTAGACTTTTTTAATTGTCCTTGAAATTGTCTAAGTTGGTTTTCAGCTTTTTGCAGTTCAGATTGTATCTCTGCAACATCCATTCCAACTTTTACATTAAAACCAATATTCTCTGCCATCTTATTTTAATTTACTCCGTACAATTTTAATGTCCTTGCTAATTGGTCATCCGTTAACATTAGCTTTTCTTCTTCTACTTCTAAATCATCAATCGCTGGTATATGCCAAAATGCTTTCAATGACTTAGGAGATTTTTCTGCACTATTACTTAGGTATATAATATAGGCAAGGTTTCTAGTCCTTGCCCATTGATTTAATTCTTTTCTTTCATTACCTAATACGATAATTGAAAAGTCTTTCCAAGTAATATCCCAAAACTCATTGGGTTTTACCCCACATTCAGCAGCCTTAACTAAGACATCATCCCAACTTAGCTTTACTAGGCTTTTTTTTTTCTTCTTTTACTTCATTAGATACATTTAGAATTGTTTTATCAACTATAAATTTAATGAAATCAACTAGCTGACCTTCTGTTTTAAATACTCCTCCAATTTCATCTATCCAATCGCATACATCATTTTCATTGTATTCTATTGGTTGGTTATTCTTAATACAAGCAGCTTCGTAGCCACAATGTACTAAAGAAACCAAAGTATTTATATCCGTTCCAGCCTTTGCCATAAGGTCAAAATAGCCACTAATATCTGTATTGTTTTTAGTGGTAAATAAACGCATCGCCAAAGTACCCCAGTTAAGGAGTATAGTTTTGTTGTTCAGTCTTAATTCAAACATAGGTTATTTTTTATGCAGTTTCAGTTTGTGTTAATGGTGGTAAAGTAACTACGAAAGTCGCAGAGAATTTAACATCATCTTTATCAGCAGCGTTTACATCAAAGTTTGAAATAAATACTTGACCTGAATACACAATATCACCTGCTGTTGGAGTTGCTTTACCCATCTTCATATTAAAAGATGTTTTTGCAGCGTGAGCAGCATACAATTGTTGGTAAGAATCCTTACTTGGAGTTCCTGTTTCATCAATTGCAAAACCATCGCCTTTAAATGATTGAGTAAATGAAGGACCAGCTTGATATTGGTCTCCACATTTAGAAGTTGCATCAATAGTGTTTACTACTGAAGTCATTGAGTTAGTCGTAAGACAAGCAACAGGTTTAAATGTTGAGTCTCCGTCTATGTCAGCTAAAAGGATATAATCTCTTGCTGATACTTTTGTTTCTGCCATTTTATTTAATTTTGAGTTATTATTATATTATATGTTATAATCGTTCTAAAGACATTATCAATAGGGTTTAAGCCATCTAAATTTCTAACACTTTGAACACTTAAAGCAGAGGAAGTAAATCCGTTGCTTAAAGTAATTGTAGTATCTGAATTTATGTCAGCCAACACTAAATTGCTTATTTCTTCAGCTCGTTTATAGCCAAAGTTAGCATTTTTTGTAACAATGTCAACTATGATAGTAATACCATTTGTGTAACCTGCTTTGCCTTGTTCTTGGCTTGAACTTCTGCCATCTAAAATAATGTATTCATTGCCTACTCCATCTGGAGCAAAACCATCGTAAACACCTAAGCTAGTAGCACTAACTAATTCGGTATAAAACCACTTCTTTATTTCTATGTTAGGATTGAGCATTTACTATGTTTTTAATTCTATCTTTTAATAATGAAACTTCAGTCTCATAAGCAGGTATTAAATAAGGTTGTGGTCTTAATCCTTTCCTTAGAATACTCAATGCTATTGCATAAGCTGCTGAATCATTTTCTTTACTTTGTACCTTTCTGCTACCAGTTCTTCTTTGTGTTTTAATACTATAAGTTCCTGTAATACCTTTTCTCTTTACCCACAATACCAATGCTTTTAGCATATCTTGAAATGTACCACCAGTCTTACCTCTAAAGGTATTAGCAAACTCGTTATATCCTTGAGTATTAACCTTACCACCTGTGCCAAATTCTACATAAGGTGCATAAGATAAATCCGAACCAACTATGTAAACCTTCTTATCTATTCCACCTTCTTCTTTTAAATGTATTGAACCTCTTAATGTTCCAAAGTTAGCAGGAGCATTCTTTTTTGCCTCTGATTGAATCTTTAATGCAGATGCATTTGTTTCATCAATAATTTGATTTTTAACTTTTTGAGTTAGGCTTTCTAACTTAATTATTGCCTCATCAAATTGAGTAACATTAAAAAATATTCCTGCCATTATGCGTACATTAATATTTCGTAAAATCTAAACTGATTCTCTACATCTTTAATAGAGTGAATCGTGTACATTTCTCCTTCAGCCTCAATTTGGTAGTTATCATTGATTGTTACATCATATCTGATAAATAACTTAGCTGCACGAGTAAAACTTAATTCAGCCTCTAATAATGCTCTGCTTTGCTCTTGTGGTCTAAAATCTCCAAATACAACCTCTTGCAAGGCAAAGGTAGTAGTATAACCACCTTGTCCATCAGCAGTCCTTGTAGGCACATATAAGCCTATTTCAGAGTACATTGTATTGGCATCCACATAATTTGCTTTCTTGCTTCCTAATCTCATAATATTGGGCTTATTCTTGTCCAGCGTTGACAGGCTTTCCAAGACTTTTCACAAATACCTGTATTTGAATCTAATCCTCTATTCTCGTAATCGTAGCTTACTTGGTCTAAAATAGCAATCTTTAAGTCATTAGGGACAGTTGCATATCCAACAACATAAGTAGCCTTTAAGTTCCTAAAAGGAGGTCTTTGTAATTGTGGGAACTTACCACCTACTAAAGTATAATCAGCAGCTACTATTGTATCGTTATTTTCATCTATTAATGAAGTAAAACTATTCACTGGTCCATAAGGAAGGTTAAAACTACCATCAAAATTAGTAAACCAAACAACGGCAGTCTTAGGTATTAAACTCAAGCCTGTGCCTACTTCAATGGCTTCTCTTGCTTGTTTAATCATTAATGTAATTTGGTTATCATCAACGGAAGTAGTTACTCTGCAATACAATTTAGCCTCTGCTAATGTTACTGGTTCAACCACAGTACCTATATCAGTTAAAGTAAAATCTATTATAAAATTAGAATATGCCATACATCTTTTTTACAAATTTACATTATTTATAATAAAAAACCCCCTACTAAATAGCAAGGGGTCTTTATATCTATGTAAGATTAGAACTATACGTTTCCTAAGTCAGCATAAATAGCTGAAGTTGGTTGCATTAAGTTAATATCTTCATAACACTCAATACGAGCAGTAACCATATTTTGTTGGAAGTTACTTGCATTCTCATAAGAGAACTCAATAGCCATTCCTTCAACCTCAATTCTTTCTACAAAGTTGTTATCTAAGATAAGAACCTTATCGTCAGTAACCCAAGATGCAGCAATTACTGGAGTTCCCCAGATTGTCATACCACCATTAGGATTAACGATAACACTACCAGAACCAGCATAATAACCAGCAGTGATAGTTTCTTTCAATAAGCGACCTAATTGTGCAGGGCTTACTAAAGCAACAGAAGATACAAAGTTTGCACTCTTTTGGTTGCCAATATAGTCAACTAATTGCTTTAAATCAACAGTTTCAGCAGTTGTAGTAGAACCAGTTGCAGCAGCAGAAACAGTAGAGAAAAACGCAGCATTCTCAGCTTTGTAGAAATCTCTAGTTAACATTCTTGGTAAAGTTGTACTCAAGAAAGGTAAACTTCTAGCCATTTGCTTTGAGAAAGTTGAGAAACCAGCGATGTAGTCATTAACTACTTTCACTTCGCTTAATGCGTAGTTGTTCTCACCTTTGTTAGAACCTTCAGTTTGAGCAGCAATGTTGTTAGTTGTTGCAGTTTCTTTGTAGAATACATACAAACCACTTTCAGAACGAACAGTAGGGATTAAATCTCTAAAGTTGATTGCTTGACTTGGCAATACAGATGCATTAAGAGCATAAGATGCTTGAGCATCTCCTGTTAAACTTGCACTTAAAGTCATAGACTTTACATCTCTTAAATCTAAACGGAATTTACCATTTGATTTCATTGATTTCTCCATCTCATCTAATTTACCATCTAATTTCTCAATGATAACTTCGTCAAGATGTTTTACTTCACGCTTTGCAGCTTTTTTTGTTGCAGCAGCTTGAGCATCAAATTGTTTTTGTGCTTCATCTCTTACAACTTTAATCTCAGCTTTAGTTTCTTCTAACTTAGCTTCAATGTTAGCTTGAAAACCTTTAAGGTTCTCAGCCATTTCGTTAATAATGTTTTCCATTTTTACTTTTTTAATATTTTATTAAATTCTTTAATTGCCTTCAGGACTTGTTCATCATTGTTTTTAATTTCTTCAATAATCGGCTCAAGTGATTGCTCGGTCTGAGTGATTTCTTTAATGACTTCAATTTCTAATAATTCTGATTGAATCCTTTTTATTTCAATCTCCATCAACGCAAAGGTCTCATCTGTGAAACGACCACCTTTAAACGCTTTCAAGAGTTTCTCTAGCCTATTTGCTAATTGCTCTCTTTTAAATTCACTCTTTACTGAAATAGTTGGTGTCTCTGGGTTTGCTGCCCATAATACTGCACTACCTTCATAAAGTTTAAGTTCACTAATTGTTCTTATTCCGTTTTTATCTACGCTTGAATTAATTGTACTAAATCCAATTGAATGCTGATTGATAAGACCTGCATCGTACATCTTAATCATATCTTCTCCTTTCTCAGTTTCTACTATTGGAGTGATTGCGATAAGCATATCTCCCTCAATGTATAATTGCTCAGGCTTACCGATTACGGCTTCCATTTCAGCACAATGGTCAACTAAAGACCATATTAAGTTTTTACCTGCTGGACCTCTTTCTTTTAGAGTCTTAGTAAAGGCTTCAGGAACTATAATGTCATTATCTAAATCTATGTTTCCTGTTCTTGCCCAAACTGCTTTTACTCTACGAGTTTCGGTATCAACATCCATTACCTCGTAACCAATATCTTGTTTTTCAACAATTGTGTCTTTTGATGAGTATGTTTTCATATTGACAAAGTTATTATTTTTTTTGTTATTGTATTAATGATGCTATAAGTTTTCCTATTGACTGACCGATTACATTTTGTAAGGCATTCCAAATAACTCCCATTCTACCCATTGGAGGATTGTCTGCAAGGGTTAAAAGTTTACCATTTGCACCTCTTACTGCTTCATATCCTAAAGTGCAACGGCAATTACAAACATTGGCTGCACCATATTTAGTACTATTACCTTTTGAATCGCAAGGATGGTCCATTGGGTCGTATCTCCCATTCTCGCCCATTAGACTACCATTTATATTTGGCACTTGAAACTTTGCATTCATAGGAAGTTTGACCCCATCCATATTATAATGGTCTGTTTGGTCTTTTGGTTGCCTTCTCGTTCTAGCATCTTGTGAAGCAATCCATTCTTTTAAAGTTACTAATCCAGTTGCAGTTGCTCCTACTTGTGAACCTATGTTTGCTGCTCTGCCTGTTTCCGTTCTAGCAATAAGTTCGGCACGATAATCTGTTATTCCAGCACCTCTTAATAAAACAATTGTTTCAGGTAGAGTTAAGTTTTTCTCTGCTGATTGAATTAGGTATCTTCTTATTTGTTCTTTGGTTGTATCGGTAATATCTGCTGCCAATTTATCTAAGCCATCATTTTGTAGGACTTGGATAATAGCAAACTGAAAAGCATCTGTCTTAGCAGATTTAAACTCCATAGGCACATAAACCCCCTTTACAGACCTTTTAACGGCTTTTTCGCTTATTAGAGCCATCTTAGTACCCATAGCTAAATGGAGCTTGTAAATGGTCTTTTTAAGTGCTTTGTCGCTGATTTTGTTGTAGTCTTGTGTACGGCAATAGGTATTCACCTGATTTTGCAGTTCTTTCTTGAACTTAGGCGAATATTGTTTTAAGGCATTAGCATAGAGTTTCCTGTAATCTTGCCAAATCATTTTATGGGTTTAGGTTATCAGGAATATTCAAGGGTTGAAATTGGTCAGTAGGTTGCAAAGATGAAGGGATGTAAAGTTTCTCCATTTCCTCTTGTGGAATATAATCAGGAGTTTTAATACCCATAATCTCATTCTTTTGAGAAGGTGGAATCCACCAAGCCGTATTTAACCAAGCAACTTGCTCTGTCTTATTAGCCTCTAATTCTTGATATACTTGAATATCATATCCTACATACAATCCACTATTTCTATAACCCCAGTCGGTATGTAATTTTCTATTTAAGTTATCAGTTAAAGCATCTAACAAAGGAATAGCACATCTTAAAGTCAATGCCTTCTCTCCCTCTATTTGGTTATTGTAAGTCTTGTTATCTGCATCGTTTAATAGTTGAGATGGTACTCCGTAAATATTACAAAGTGCCTTCATATCCCATTTCTCTGATTCAATGATATTAAGTTCTACAGGACTTAAACCTATTTGTTTCCAATCTACCTTATAACCACTTACTGCAATAGAGTTAAAATTAGCTGCACCACCTTTCTCGCTTACTGCTCTCTTTAGTGCTTGTGCTTGTGCTTGTCCACTTATAGGGTCAAATCTTTCATCGTTCATAAATAGAACTCCTGCTGGTCCACCATTTTGGAATGATGCAACTGCAGCAGTCTTAGCTTCGTTACTTCTAGTTAAAGTTCTTGCAGCAGCTAATAATGGACTTTGTCCGTATAATTGTCCACCTGTAACTGTCCACTCAGGATTAAAGTATTTGTCGTGTAATATTTCTTTTGGGTCAAATGACCACATTGCTCCGTAGTATAATTGGTAGCCAACTCTGGTTGGTGGGAACATTTCGATATTTGCAATAATAGCCATATACTGAGCAGGTAAAGCAAATAATTCAAACGGCTTACCTTGATTGTTTCCTGTTTCAATAAGTTTTCCATATATAAATGAATTACCAGTTATTAACTTAAAACCACACCATTGCTCAACTAAATCTGCCCAAGTATCTTCTCCATTAGGATATTTTAAAAGGTCGTTTAATCTTTGGTCTCCTGTATATATCTCAAATGCTTTCTTATGTAAATCATTTACCTCTTGCCAGTTAGTAATCTTATCTGGTTGTTTCATTAATGATTTGTATCTTTTTGCAGATACTTCATCTTTAACTTTATAAACATGAAATGGAGCAAGTTTTGCTTTATCAGTAATTAGTTTTACAATTGAGTAAACAATATCGTTAGCTATATATCCATCTCTTACGAATGCTCTTGAATCACCACCTTGCCAAGTAACGATACCTCGTTGAATAGCGACACTTGTATCAAAAGGAATATTAGGTAATAGAGTGTTTATCTTCTTTTTAGTTAAGAAGTCAAAAAATGCCATATTATTAGAATTTAAACAAAGTTATGATTTTTACATCAAAATACACTTACTTGAAATTTAGGTTTAGTTAAATGAGTAAATACTGCATACCTTGAAGCATCCAAAGCATCATCATTTGCTTTTACTGGTTCTTCTATCACATTATCATTTTTATCCTTTTTCCATTTGTAACTCATAAACTCTCTGCGTAAGTTTTGACTATGGAAATGAATGTTGATAGGATAAGATTTCATTTTAACTATCCCTGCCCATACATCTTTTTGAGCAGGTTTAATATTAAATCCTTGTCGGTAAAGTTCTTCTATTGATTTAGGTTCGGCTGCATCTGCATATATTGTTGCTCTCTCTGGCACTTTCTCTTTTATCAATCTTGTTAGGTCGGATAAGGTAAGCCCACTTTGATAGATTATTTCCTCAAAATAGTTCTCTCCTTCGTAATGGGTAACCTTAATTAGTGCAGCAGGATGGACATATCCAAAGTCTAACCCATAGAATACATCTCCTTCAGGTGCCGTATCATATTGCTTCCATTGAGTATATATAAGTTCTTTTGCTGCTCCTCTTTGACCTAATCCATAAACCTTCCACATAAAGTCATCTGGTAGCTTTTGATATTGCTCTATATTCTTTATTTGTGATTCAGATAGGTTTGGTATGTTATTTAGATAGGTAGAGTGAATGCGTTTATTCTCTGGATTGTCGGCTACTTCATAAACCCAATTAATAAAGTCAGCAGGGTTCCAATCAAGGAATACCTTACCTGTTGTTCTCATTAGTAATTGGTCGTAAAGTGTACGCTTAATTAAGTTAGCCTCATTTATGAATAGAACATCCCTTGCTGGTCCTCTTGCCTTGCTTTCATCCTCTAATCCAAATAATTCTATGTATGATCCATTTGGGTAAGTATATATAAAATCAGAAAAGCTAAAGTCATTATCTGACCATAAACCCCAATTCTCCATTATGCTTTTAAAGTCTCTATAAACCCCTCGCTTAATATGTGGGAGTGAATGCGATACTATTGATATTCTAGTCTTTGGATTGTTGAAGGCAATCTCAATAAGTAATTGAACTATGGAATAAGACTTTGAAGAACGAGTGCCACCCTCATTGCATATAACTGGATAACTACCTTCATATGCTTTTTTGTTGGCAAAGAATACTGGTGTAGCATTAATCTTCAATTGGTTTACATCTGTCATCTTCTTGTATTACTATTTGGACATTCCCTTGAATGTTTGCGTTTATATCGGTTGTTTGTTTTGCTCTGCCTTCTAGTCTATCAAGAATCTCTTGGTAAGCCTTTAAATCCCCTTTAAATGCCTTTTGTAGTACCATCATATCTAATTGCTCTGCCACAGTAAACTCCTCTTTCTCTCCTGTAATAGGATTAGTCTTTACTTGGACCAATTCTAACAATCTTAGCAATCTAGTCTTTGAGTTTGGTATTCCCTTCGGTCTGCCATTAGGGTTTCTAATTTCCCCTTTTTGAGCAGGTATTAAATTTTGTTCGTTTGCCATATTCTCTAATCTCTTTCTTAATTCTTACAAAGTTACTCCACAATTAGGACAACTCTTGCCAACTACTGTATTGTCCTTATGTTCTTCTATATCATTATTAGCAAAAGCTGGTATATCTAAACCCCATTCATCTAGTTCTATAATGTTCCATTCATTTGCTAAAGCATCCCAGTCGTGTTCGCCAAATGATATGTTATCCTTAATAATAAATTCTTTCTTTTGTGCTTCGGTTAGATTGTTAGCGTGTATTACTGGAACATCCGTTAACCCAGCTTCAAGACAAGCCTTTAGTCTCATATTGCCACCTAAAACCATATTATTCTCATCTATTACAATAGGTCTAAGTTCTAGCATTTGGGGGAAATCCTGAATAGACTTTACAAGTTGCTTAAACTTATGATCCTTAATTAATCTAGGATTATTAGGATTTGATTTGATTTGAGTAATTAGCATCTTCCTTGTCTGTTATAAGGTTTAGTAGGTTTGTCTTTAGGACCAGAGTTCTTTTTAGCCTTTCCTTTTTTTCTAGCACCAAAGGAAACCTTGCCATTAGGATTTAGTTTCGCCATAAGTTTCGATTATTTCGTTTAATTCTGTTCTAGTCCATTTCTTTATTAGTCTGGACTGACTTTCTAATTGCATTACCATTCTTTCGCCTATCTTATCTATTAGGTTTTTTCGGTAGCCTATTAGGTGGAATTGGTCAAATCCATTACAAGCCTTGCACTCTCCGTTTACATTATACTCATCAAATCTTAAAGCTGAACTATTTTTGACAGGCACATAATGACCTGCATCCATTTGGGATGTATCTTTAGTAGTGCCACACGATATGCAAGTAAAGTAACCATTTTGACTATCTCTTTGTCGTATATAACGATTAAAAATTGTTTGTGTCTTTCCTGTAAGTTTTGGAATGGTTTGTAATGCCATAGCACAAAATTAGATTATTTCTTAATACGGAACGCTATTTGTCTATTTTGGTACTCAAATCGTTTCTTCTTGACTGGGTTTAGGCTTTCCTTTATTTGATATTCGTTTACTCCTGTTACTCTTTTTGCGTAAGCTACTGACTTAAATTCTATTTCTTCTTTTGTATCTATGAATATTAATCTTACTGGTTGTGCGTTCTCGTGTCCTCTTATCTTACTCATATTTTTTTATGTATTCTTTAATCTCTATGTAAATCATTACTGAGCAGTAAACACAAAGGAATACTGGAACTGAGATAAAAAAAAATTTAATCATTCCTAGTGTTTCTTTCATTTTGGTATTTTTTAGGTTTATTCATCTTTACTTTGCCTTTCTCGGTCATATAGATTCCTTTAATGGCTTCCTTAAATTGCTCTTTTTCTTCTTTGGTTATGTCTGGATGGTACTTGATCCTGATAAGCACATCTTCCATTGGTATATAATTCTCTATCATAGTTCGTTGTCGTAATAAAGTTTAAGGGAATATTTTTTGCATTGTTGTCTCATAGTTTCCTCATCTACTAACATATCTTCAGGTTTCTTAGCCTGTGCCAAATGATAGGCTTTTACTCTTGATTTTATAAACTCTGCTTTCTCAGGAGTTATTTTTAGTAGTTTTCTTTTCCATAGATAATCAAAGCATTGATAGTTTAAGAACCTCCAATCTTTCTTAGATGTTTTCCAATACTCGGCTTCCTCTCGCATTACTTGTTCTTCATCTACTTGCATAACTATTTCTTTAGGTTCTTCAATTGTTTTATTTCTTACTTGTACTGCTATCTTCTTATAGGCATTCATTACCTCCCCAATTAACTTAGGAGAAAAATTTATATGATTGCCAATAGTAAACTTATCCTCTGCAAACATCTTAAATGCTACTCCTAGTTCCTTTAGTTTGTATTGTCCATAAGATTCTATCGTAAAAGAAACGCATAAATTAAATATTTGATTTGTTGGCACTTGCATCCCACTCAAAGCAATACAAGTCTTTAGATGCTCTGTTACTTCTATTCTTGAGCATTTACCAATGTGCATAGATTCCATTGCCTTATAAACCTTTAATTCATCCCTATCCAAGATTTTTAAGTCGTTCCCATTCAAGTTCTGCGTAGCTAAGTTTTGTACTAATAGTTCGTTCAATAATTTCATCGTTGAAAGATTTGTTGTTTAGATAGGTTGTAGGATGTTTACGGAATTGTTTATCAGGTGTTGATTGAGCATATACTGGTGCGTGTTGTAAAGCTAAAGCCTTTTCCTCTTTATTTAAAGTTTTCCATACCTTTTCTGCTTTATCCTTAGATTTCTTATAATCGTACATATCCCAAAATTCCTCAAACTGAGTATCTATAATTTTAACTTTATTTATATTTCTATTTACATCTTCATTTTCATTTTCCATATGGGAGGTCATATGACCTATCGTATGTTGGTTAAGTCCTTTAATATTATTCCTTCTAGACTGAGTAAAAGACATTCTTTTATCTTTTTCTTGATCTAAACGGATATTATACCATAAACCTTGCTCATCTTGAACAAATTTGCACCTGATAGAATCCCATAGTTGACCTACGAGTTGACATATCATATGTGAGGTCATATGACCACGATTAAACTGAAGCATTAAAATTTCTATGTATGCACCTTTTTCCTCAAAGGTCATACCCATTGTACCACCTATGTAATCATTAGGGTAAAATAAAAAAGCAGGGTCTTTAGCCATAAAATAAAAAAGCCCCATTGAATCCCTACCAGTCGGATTGGTAGTTCATCGCAAGGGCAATAAGTTCTTAATGAGTATCCGACACTCGTTACAAATTTACTAAACATTTACTAAATCATCAAAACTTTGTATGGTTTTGAATATCTCATAAGCTACTTGAGGAACTATTGCGTTTCCATATGCTTTGATTGATTGGTTTCTCCATTTAGAAAAGGTAATAGAGTCCAATTCTCTGGGAATCCCATCATTTCCTCCACAAATTGGGGATTTAGTTGGGAATGAGGCAAAATCCCTTCTCTCAAAAGATGTCCTGCTAAATTTTTCCTTTTCAATTGACTCGGAGGCAAAGTGCTGTTGCTGTAATCTTGTAAAGTCGGAGTTGGTAACATCCCTTGCCTCGCCAATTTGGTTAATGACATTTGATTTTCCTTTGGTGATCCTGTCAATTTTGTTCCTTCCGATGCTAAAGGAGTTGGGAGTAATCCCATCGCTATAATATGTGTCAGGTACATTGCTCTTTTCTCCCCTCCATATATCTCCTTCCTTTTGTTTACTTCCTCCATTGTTGGTATATTTATTCTCGTGCAATTTGGAGTCGGTAACATTCCATATCTCGCCATTTGGCTCAGATGAAGTCCGTATTCCGTTCCTGTCGTTTTGGATATGTTCTTCCCATTTGTTAGTGGTCTTTGAGGACTTACATCCAAAGTCTTTACAGTAGGCAACAAACCAAATTCTATATCTTTGGTGGGGAGCGTTGACACTTGCAGCTGGAATAAGAAACGATTGGACTTCATATCCTTCCCTTTCCAAGTCATCTTGCACCTCGTGGAATACCAATCCCCCATTCCAGTTAACAAGTCCACGAACATTTTCGCCAATAACATATTTGGGTTTGACCTCTTTAACGCATCTAAGCATATGTGGAAAGAGGTGTCTTTCATCGGCTTTCCCAAGTCGTTTTCCTGCACTTGAGTATGGTTGGCAAGGGAATCCTCCTGTGAGAACATCAATTTCCCCTGCGTGAATTGAGAAATCTGTTTTGGTAATGTCATTGTAAGATTTTGAATTTGGGAAATGGTGGGCTAAAACTCTTTGACCAAATGGATTCCATTCGCAATGAAATATATTATTCCATCCTATCCATTCTGCTGCTAAATCAAACCCACCGATTCCACTAAATAATGATGCGTGTGTCATTTGATTGAATATTGAGCAATCTGCTTCTTGTTCTCTAGCTTGATTGTTTTTGTTACAATATGCATTCCTTCATTCCTTAAATCGTTTATTCTTGATGCTAATCTAAAGCATCCGAATTTGTTTAAGGCATCTAATGTAGTTAGCTTTTTACCTTTGTTTAGGTAGTCTGCAATTTGTTTGTTTTGACTCATAGTTTTTGTTTTTAGATAGTTAATTAAAACGGCAAATCATCTTCGCTTTCTTGTTGGTTTACTGGAGATGCATACTCCATTTTAGTTTCGGCTTTAGGTTTGTAGGTATTTTCTACGATTTGATAATCAGGATGCTTTTCCTCCTTCTTAAAATCGTTTACATACATATCATACTTTTTGCCATCAATAGTAAAATTAATTACTTGTTTACCTGTTTTGGTCTTGTTTGTCCAAGCACCGATTTTTTCTGCTTTTTCCATTTTTATTTGTTTTGTTTATTAATTAAATCTTCATCAATTTGGTTTTCAGTTTGCCTATCTTCTTCCAACTCATCTTCCTCTAAATCTTCCCAGTCGCAATGCTCTTGGCATTCAGGACATAAATCATAAGCTATTCGGCTTTCATAACTGCAACAAGTGTTTATTAACATATTAATTGTTTTTAGATTTAAAATAATTCATTTCTTCGTTCTTAATATCCAAAGCTAGTCTTAACGCAGCGTTTAATGTTCTTAGTACATAGTTTTCGCTTGACATAGATGTAGCTTCAATATCCTTGATTGATTTATTTAATTGACCTATCATTAAGTCAATGCTAGGAAATTCATTCATAGTTTTCGTAGTTTTCAGTCCAATCATTCATTCTTGAGAATGGCTTAGGCTGGGTTAATAATGGGGTTGATGGATAATGCTTAGTCTTATATTCCTTTAGGTTTTGTCTTGCCTTTTTAAGTTCTTGATAAGTTTCATTAATCCAAAACTTATGACAGGAACTAGATTTCCATTCCCAATAAGAAACCAAGTCTCTTAGTTTAATTAGTTTTTGGTCAATCATAATTTAGATTTTTTAGATGTGAATAATGCAGTTATCCCTTCATTCATTAAATCTTTATTCAAAGAATGTAGTTTAGATAATTCATTTAAGTTTTCGCACATATCAATAGCTAATGTTAAATCTAGTATTGACTTGTGTTTCTTAATAAATACGGAGGCAGCTTTCTCTCCAGAGGCATCGGTATCTTTATCAGTTACCAACCCAAGAGCAGCACTTAAAGCATATCTCCTGTAATAGGTTATCCCACTTCCAAATGATTGATACTCATTCATACCTCTAAGAGTAATTTGTGGAATGGTTGCATTAGACTCAATTGATTCTCCACTAATAGTGTGAAAAATAACTGTCTTTAATCCATCCTCAATAAGAAGCTGGGTAAATCCTAGATTGTGTTTCTTGAGCAAAGGATTAATTACTTCAAGAATTGTAGGAAAGTCGGCATAGGTGTAATTATGCCCAGTTGTTCCCTTGTGAATTACAGGGCAATCCTGTTGAAAGGATGCTAAAGCCTTGTAAATGTTGATAAGTGAGTTTGTTTGTAACTGAATCATACTATGGTTTTTTGGTAAATAATAATTAAAATTAAGACTATTTTGTTAATAAGTCAAATTATTTATAATCTTTTTTATTTCAGTTAATTCATCTGAAATATCAGTATCGTACTTGAGTGTTAAAGTATCGTTAATAATTCTAATAGAATGTAAAATTGTTGAATGATCTCTATTGAATATCCTACCAATAGCACTTAATTTAAAGTCAGTCTCAGTCCTGATAATATAGATAGCTATAAATCTTGCTTTTACTATTTCTCTTTTTCGACTCTTGCCTTTGACTTGATCTCCAGTTAAAGAATAGTATTTGCATATCTCCTTAATTATATTTTCTACATAATTAATCTTTTCTTTCATCGCCTTTTGCCTCTCTCGTAGGCTGGGCATTGACCAGTAGTTCATTCTTTTCTATTTTAAGTTTAATAATTTGGTTTCTTAGCATCTCATTCTCTACTTCTAAAATGTAGATTTCTCTTTGTAGGCTGAACTTGGTATTGTCTATGTAACTCATAATTTTTCTATTTCTTGTTTAACTTCATTGTAAAATACAAAAGCATCATAGTTTTTATTGCTATAAGAATGAACTTTAAGCCAAGTTAATATCTCATCTACTGCTATTAATGAACATTGTTTAGCTTGTTCAATACTTAAATATTCTCCAAATGCTAAAAATTGCTCAAAATATTTATTTGATAGTTCTGTTGCTTTTTCTTTTGGTGTCATATTTAAAAATGTAAAAGGTTAATAGGTAACATAAAATCTTCGGTTATCTCATAAAGGTCCAGTATCAAGAAGTGATAAGACTTTAAGATTCTCTTTTGTATTTGGTTCATTCTAGCAATCTTAATAAGATAGTCATCTTCGTACTTATTCATTAGTTTGATAGGGTTATCCCAAGTTGCTCCTCTCCATTTAGTTAGGTCTGATTCAATGCTAGATTGCCTTGATTGAGCCTTCTTTAAGAGTTCCAAAAGGCAAGTTGCTCTCTGGTGTAGTTTAAGTTGTTTTCCTTGATAGATTAATGGTTGCATAGTTTAGTTTTTAGATTCGTAATATTTTTGTACGATAATTGATACTAATTTGCTTGGTGCTAAGTACATCTTTTTAGCTTCGGCATCTACTTTTTTCTTGATTGATTCTGGCAGTCGGATGCAGACTACTTCTTTTTTTTCTACTTTCATAAGTTATTTGTTTTGGTTTGTATGGTATTGAATTAAAGCAATTATAAATAATACTACACCTGTAATTAATCCTAAAATAAAACCAATTATAAATAATTTCATAGGTTTAGTTTAAATGTTTTGTAAGATTCCTGTTACAATAAAGACAAAGATTAAAATAACGATTGCCTGAAAATTCTTGTTTTGTTGGTCTGTCATAATTTAGATTTTTTCAATTGAGATAATGATTTGATTGTTGGCTAGGTCAATAGTCCTAAACTTTACTACAAAGAATTTAGTTTCTTCTATGGAATAGTCTAAGAAAATGTTATCTCCAGCTTGTGGGATAAAGTTTCCATTGTAGGGATAGAAATTTGTGTTAAGGCTTAATAGTGTTTTCATAATGGTTATTTAAAATATGCGTTGAGCAGTCGCATCCCTGCGAGGGATTATTTATTTTATAATTTTAGGTTCTGTATAAAAAGCCATAATTTCTTTTGAATATGTAGCATAAGGAGTAAAAAGTTCCTGTCCTTTGTCTAACATTTTTTCTATGTCTTGAACTTTCCAATAATTACTAAGTAATTCCTTAGCCCTAGACAATGATAAAATTTGAACTTCTTTTGTTTCATTATCTTCTCTTAATATTACATAAAGAGGTTGTGATAATTGTTTTGATGTACTTGTTTTCATACTAATGGTGCAGTTTTTATGGAGTGCCTCTCCCTTTTGTTACACAAAGATACAAACAATTACAATACTAACATTAAATTTTTTAAATTACTTTGTTAAAGTTATGTTAAGGTTTAGGTTTATCGGTCATAAATGAGCCGATTATCGGTCAAATACGACTCAAAGTTGCCTTATTGGGTAACTTTTATGATTGATAAGTTTACTATTAGAGAACTTTTGTAACCAAATTGGGAACAAAATAGGTAGTAATATTAAGGAAATTAGTAAAAAAGTAATCTGTGGGCTTTACTTTCCTAAAGCTATTGCTTTACTTTTTTCCTTATATTTGACCAAAAGTAAAGTTATGATATATTTTATTAAGCATACAGAGTATGTAAAAATTGGTTACACAAATAGAATTAAACCAAGATTAAGCACATTGCAAATTAGTTGTCCAGTTAAATTAGAAGTTATTGGATTAATTGAAGGTAGTAGAGAAGATGAAAGAAAATACCACAATATGTTTAAACTTGCTGGTAGTAATGGCGAATGGTTTGAATATAATAAAGAACTTCAAATATTTGTAGAAGCATTAAGTGATGATTTATTATGGAGATATGGATTTGGTAAAGATACATTTACCCCAATAGGACTTATTAAACAATGCAGATTAGAAAAGAATTTGAGTATGGAGGAATTAGGCGAAATGATGGGTATAACAAAACAAGGTGTTTATGATATGGAATTAAGAGATGCTCAAGGTAATATAACTATTGGTGCTATTTTTAAAGCATTATCTGCTATGGGTTATAAATATCAAAATAGAGCAAAATAATGTTATAACATAATGGCAAAAAAAAGGAGGCAACGTAGAAACGTACCTCCGTAACCATTAGTATATCTAAATACAAATATAAGCAAAACTCCCCAGCTTTTTAGGGCTAGGGAGAACCTATGAACAAGAAAAAACAACCTAAATTGACCCATCTTGTAAAGGCAAGTCGATTGTATCATCAATTTTCCGATACCCTTCACTCCACAAGACCTTAGTCAAAGTTACACTTTTGCGAATTATGGTTTTTTCATCATCCTTTGGGTTTAGTAAATGTAATATCTCGTGAATCAATATCTCCATCATTTTCTTACCTTTTAGCCTTTCATCAATCTCTATTACACCATCGCTAGAAGATATGCCGTAAGCCTGTTCCTTACCAAGTTTACGATATATTATTTTGATTCTCACGATTTCAGTAAGGCTTCATCTGGTCTTTCAATCTCCTTTACTACGATTTTATTGCCACCTCTTATCTTGGCTAACATCTTACTTACTGATTCTACTTCGCTAATCATTTCTTGATACTTCTTTACTAACCAGCTTTCCTGTTCGCTTAAATTAAGTTTATTCCAATTCTTAGGCATTTTCATTTTATTTATCGGTTTTACTATGATATTTGTAGCAAGTATTACATCTATATTGAATCCTTGTTAATCCAGTAGCAGTTACTACTTTATTATTTTTTATTAAATCATCACTTCCACACTCAGGGCAAGTTCCTCTATCCTCGCCAAAAACAACTCCGTAATGTGTCTTAGGCTCTATATGATTCTTTAATTCTGCAAATACTTTCTCTAGCAAAATAACATCCTTTTTGCAATACTTAATCATCTTTTCCATAGCAATTTTATCCTTGTGTAAAAGAATGTCTTTCCACAATGAATATTCGGTCTTTATCTTTTGACCTAAGCCTAAAAAATCTGCTATGTAATTAAGTCTATTTGAATTGAATCTAAACTTTTGTCTTGCTACCTTTAAAGTATCAATGGTTAAATACTTAGGGAACATTGGGATATGATGAAATAAACATCTTGTTCTAATCCAAGCCAAGTCAAATTTGTCGCCATTGTGTCCAACCATTTCCGTAGATAGATTTGCCACCTCAATAAATTTAAGAAGCATTGTCTTATCATTCTGCTTAGAATCCCATTGTAAAGAGTAAACTTCTTTTTCATCTTCCCACTTGTAGCAAATGCAAATGATTGCTCGTTCTTGAATAATATTTGAGTAATCTATGTTCTTTTTATATCCAGCCTCCCAGAACAATCCGATGTTTGGACTTGTTTCTATATCAAAGAAAAGTCTCCTGCGTTTTGTACGCAGTTGTGGAGTTGCCATATTTTAGGTTTTTGTTATGCTAATGAATCACGAATCAAATCCGCTTCCGCTTCCCTTCTCACTACCAAGCCATCAAGATTTTTATGTTCCCAATGTCTCTTACTCTTTTCAATCTCCTCCGCAATACCATCGTAATCTTTATTCTTAACCATTTCAACTATTGCCTTCATTTCAACTCTAGAATCTCCTTCTAACTTATTACCTCTATTGTAAACCATAGAAACCAAAGCACCTTGAGTGTCCTCATTTAACAATTCTAGTTCTGGATATATCTTCTTAGTCATCTTGAAATACTTAGGTACTGAACACTTAACGAAAACTTCGTATGCCGTATTGTATGAGATTTTAACTTGCATTAATTCCCCTCTTAGCATTTGCTTGGCTTGTATGCCTTTAAGTCCAATAGTCTTTCTTAATGGCTCTAAAAAGTTAGGTGTAAGCATATTACCCCAATCTAAAAAGAACTGCTTTTCGTTTACATAACCACAATCATATCCCATTCCGATAGTGATTCCTGATTCGCCACCTGCCCAAATAGGGGATTGTAGTTTCTTATCATAGTAGGTTCTGCCACCTACCTCAAACTGAATGATGAGTTCTATTGCTTTTTTACTTAACATAGAAATAATATTAATAAAACAATCCAAAGAATTAACCCACCCTTTAAGATTGTTTCTTGTTTCATTTTGTAAACTTATCAATTGTGGCCAATCCCATACAAGCACAAACGAAATAAAATATTAAGTCTGCTAAATGAGAATCCTTAGAAAAGCAATAAACTACAAAAAGAATAATTGCACCAATTGTAGCTAAAATTCTCTTGTGGGAAATAGAACCTCTCTCATCTGAAAAGGTAGATAGAATAAAATCTTTAAAGCTGAACATAATATTAAAATTTAGTGTAAAATCCGATTGAATATTGATTAGTTGTTGCTGATATTGTAAATAAGCCCTTTTGAGAGGTTTTAAACGCTAAACCAACTCCTATCCCCACTTTATTGTCAATTGCCCTTAAATCGGCTAATACACCCCAAAAAAGCTCATTTTTGGATGGTATTGTCCTAATCGTTTCCACTTTTATCGTTTTTTGACTTATGTCTGCGTAAAAACCACGATTTTTTATCTTGTTTTGGCTGATTGTATCGTTGATTATAAAGGTGCTTGAATCTATCTTAATAGTGTCCGAATAGGCTCGTACATACGCATAATCTTGAACTATCCGTACAGTATCGTGAATAATGGCCGTATCAATACCTAAAACGACAAAAGGGATAGAATCCCCTTTAATATATTTCTTCGTTATGTCGTGCTTATAAATAGTATCTATGTGAGTTACTATTGTAGGTTCGTTTCCGTTGTACCTTCCGTTAAAGATGAAGATAAGAACTACTGCAATCACTAAAGTAATTACAATGTCTCTCATTACTTAAACTTTTTAGCTGCTTTCCAATAATATCTAATGGCGAAAAGTCCAGATGCAATAGCAACCAAACTACCAAAGAATGTTACAATAGGTTGAATACTTGCGATGCTTATTGCAGCACTTGTGATACTCAGTATCATTCCAAAGTCGGCTTGATTGCTATGTGGAGTCATTATACTTCTTTTGCTTCCTCTATTGGAGGATTTTGTTCTGCATTTAATTTACCTAAGAACTGCAATAATGGTAAACCATAAGCAGTTGGGATAGTGTTGATAAATGCTTCTAAATCTTTGATTTGTTGTTCGTTAATTGTTATCATAATATTGATTTTTTACAAATATAAGATTATTCCGTTATAATTTCTTCGCTTACTATTGGAGTCTCTACCACAGGTGGCACATAATCTCCTGTAATAGTTAGTTTTAAAGTACTCGCTACCCAATCCCAAGCAAATTCATTAGTTTGATAAGCAGTATAATCACTACCACTCATTATTAAATTTCCTTGAGATACTTGTTCCATAGCATTATCAAAAATGCCATACCAAAATGTAGCACTTGATGTTAGATTGTCTTGTATTGCATAAGCATCAAGTATTGTTGCTTCTACTACTTGTCCGTTAGCCCAACTTTGTACTGGTTGTATTGTTTTCATTTTATTTATTTATTAATAATGTTTGTTTATAAAAATGGGTCATCATAAGTTTTAGTATGCCATTTAGCACAATAATATGAAATAATAAAAATAATAATTACAATTAATAATGCTATCATAGGTTATTTATTTTTTAATTCGTTTATCTGCTCTTGTAATGACGTTATTAATGCTTGTTGCTCTTGCATAGCTTTAGTTAACATAGCAATTATACCTCTATCATAAATACCCCAACTATCATTTTCTGCTTTAGGTGTATTTGCAACTTCTTCGCCTAATGCTTCATTAACTTCTTGAGCATAAAATCCTAATTGTCTTAAATCAGTAGGTAACCCTGTTTCCTCTTTCCAAAGAAAATATCTTGGTTTTAAATTTAATACTTTTTCTAAAGCATTATCTATAAATCCATCTTCTATTTTTAAATTCATATCAGAAACAGCAGATAATGTTCCACTTGTTGCCGTAACAGTTCCACTTCCTAATTGATTAATTTTTACAACTCCACTTCCAGAAACACTAAATCTTTCTGCTGAATTAGTATAAATAAAATACCCAACATTTAATGTACAATATGCAACAAAATCACCACCACTTCCAGCATAAAGTTCCCATTTATTTGCACCACCATTTTGTAAAAATATACTTGAATTAATACTTAAAGTACTTGATAATGTAGTTGTACCATTTACTTGTAATCTAGCACCATTATCCGTTGTTGTTCCTATTAATACATTACCCCCATTAATTATATGTAATGCTCCACTATTTACTCCTAAACTTAATCTTGCACCTGTTCCACTTCCAGCGGTTGGTATAACAAAATCAATTAACCCATCTGCTATTGTACCATTATAATCTTCAAATTGTATTCTTGTTGTTCTAGCAGTTGCATTTGTATCTCTTAATCTTACTAAAGCAGAAGTACTTGTACCATTATCACCTCTTACGGCTAAAATTGCATTAGGACTTGCTGTTCCAATACCTACATTACCATCTCCTCTTACAAATAACCAATCTAAACTATTTGCTTGATTTCTTACTCTTAAAGCTGCATCAGTAGAATTAGTACCAGCTTGAATTAATAATCCATAAGATTGACTTGTTGTACTACTGCCAGTTATTGCTGAAGTCCAGTTATTAGCAGAGCCATTAGTTGTTAAAGTTATTGTTCCTGCAGCACCAGCACTAAATCTACCTGTACCATTTACATCTAAACGATACCCTGAATCAACAGTTGTCCCAACTAATACTGAACCACTAGAAGGATTCAATGCTAAAGGAGTTGCACTTGTACCTTGATGTACCGATTGTAACTCCGAACGACCTGTTGCCGTATCAACACCTATTAATAATTGCTTACCTGTAGTTCCTGATGCTTCCCCAAATCTTGCAACTGTTCCTGACCCTGCACCTATAACAACTTGCAAAGGAGAAAGAGGAGTACTTGTATTAATACCTAATCTACTATTTGTATTATCCCAAAAATGGTTAACTGCACCTGCTATTGTATTAGTTCCACTAAAATATGTTACATAACCACTTGTTCCTGTCCCAACAGGCAAAGTACCTGTTGCACTCGGCAAAGTATATGTATAAGTTCCGTTTCCTATTGTTCCTGATAAAATAATACTTGCACCATATAATGCACCACCTATTCCTACTCCACCAGTTACTACAAAAGCACCTGTTGTTGTAGAAGTTGAAGCCGTTGCATTTGTTACTCTGGAAAATCCAGCAGTTGTTATTGCACCTGCATTTATATATCCTGTTGTATATAAACTTAATCCATTACCTATTGCACCATTTCCTAAAGTAAGAGCATAGCTTCCACCATAACCAGCAGGTATTTGCGCACCACCATCATATTCTCCAATAGCTGATAATCCATAAACCGAAATACCTGTTCCTGTATATGATATTTTTGAATTAAATGTTGTCCAATCCGTAGAACTTAAATATCCGTTTACTGAAGTTGTAGCAGCAGGAATAGATATTGTATTTGTAGTTCTTACCAAAGGACTAGAAAATGTTAATACACTTTCTTTGCCATTAAATGTACTCCAATCCGTAGAACTTAATGCACCTCTATTTGTTGCACTTGCCGTAGGAACATTTAAAGTAATTACAGGAGTTGTTGTACTTGTTGCAACTGTGCTTGATAAATCCGTTCCACTTGTACCTAAAGTTAAAGCAGCTACCGAAGTAACAGTTCCAACACCTGAACCACCTACTAAAGCTAAAGTACCACTTGCATCTGGAAGTGTGTAAGTTCTTTGAGCAGTCAAAGATGAAAATTGAAAATCTGCATAATATGCTGCTATTGCACTTGTTGCTACTTGAAACCCTATTTTAGTTCCTGTTGCTAAAATATTACTATATCCATTTTGAATTAATAAAGATAAAGTTCCTTGTTTTAAATAAAGATTTGCATTATTAGTTCCATTACCATTTGCATATAAATCATAAGCAAATAAAGAATTTAAACCTAAATCAACATTTGCAGTTGCTCCTGTGTATGGAACTTTGCCATTAAATGTACTCCAATCTGTTGAACTCAACTTACCAGTATTTGAAGCCGAAGCCACAGGCAAGTTAAAAGTATGCGTAGCCGTTGCACTAGAGATATTAAAATCAGTTCCACTTGTTCCTGTCGCAAAGTATTGCACTTGTGCAGTTAAACCATTCAACGCAGTAATTCCTGTTGAGAAAGTTGTTATAACTTGGCACAAATGAGAATCTTGAGTATGTAATGTGATTGTTTTACTTGCGTGAGTTACATAAACCCTTATAGCTAACCTATCAGTAATTGTCAATGATGTTTCAGGTACTGCAACCGCAGTTGTATATAAATCAATCGCAGTTCCATTAGTTATGTATTCAGGATTTGCTGAATTATCTGCTATTAAAGTAAAAGTACTACCATTATATTTGTAAAGTT